CAAGGAGAATGGGTAAAGCCAGAACCGATTAGTATTGATACAGATGAAAAACAAAAAGCATCATCTAAATTAATGCTGTATGGTAAACAAGTAGGATCAATTATAAATAACATAGCATATGTAAATGAACAAATGGTAAAAGACTTAGTACATAGTACAGAATTGTTTGAGAAGATGATGAGAGCTGATAATGAATATGGATGTATACCATATATAAAAGAAATAGAATATTATTAAGAGGTGTTTAACTTGATAATGTTGATGCCGATAGGAGTTAGTTACGAAGACCCGATATTAACGTTAGTTGTACTATTATTAATTATAATAGCAACATTATGGTTAAGTGATAATACGTAAAACATATAAAAATTATCCAACTATCTTTACGGTAGTAGGCTTTTTATTTTATAAAAGTAGGTGGTGATTATGAGTGGCTAAAGCAAAGTATGAGGAATGGTTAACAGAAGACGGATTGACTAAGTTGCAAGGATGGGCTAGAGCAGGGCTAACAGACGAACAGATAGCTCATAACATGGGCATTAGCACAGTTACTCTTTATAGTTATAAGAACAATCATCCTAATATTTTTAACGCCTTAAAGCAAGGTAAGGAAGTAATTGACATACAGGTTGAGAATGCGTTACTTAAACGTGCATTAGGCTATGAATATGAGGAAGTAACAACAACAACTAATTATAAAGGTGAAGAAGAAATTAAAAAAGTTGTTAAGCAGATTGCGCCGGATACAACAGCACAAATATTTTGGTTGAAGAATCGCAAGCCGGATGAATGGCGAGATAAGAAAGATGTTGAATTGTCTGGTTCTATTAGTGTGGCAGATGCATTAAAGAAAGCTAGGGAGCGTGTTGCTAATGGCTGTAAAAAAGATTAACAGTCCAGACGAACAACAGGCTTTAATTGAGTTTCTAGCAGAGTTTAGTAATGATCCGTTAGGTTTTGTATATGCTGCATTTCCTTGGGGCGAAGGTGAACTAGCAGAGTTTACTAGTCCAGATGAATGGCAAAAAGACATACTTGTTGCTGTGCGTGATGGATTAATCACAGTTGGTGAAGCAATACAAATTGCAGTGGCATCTGGTCATGGCATTGGTAAAAGTTGTTTAGTTGCATGGTTGATACTATGGTCTATATCTACATATGAAGACACTAAGGGTGTTGTTACGGCAAATACAGAGAACCAGTTAAAGACTAAAACGTGGGCAGAAGTTGCAAAATGGTATAGGCTATTTATTGGTAAGAATTTATTTACTTATACAGCTACAGCGTTGTTTAGTGTTGATCCTGAGCATGAAAAGACTTGGCGCATTGATATGTCACCGTGGTCAATACAAAATACAGAAGCATTCGCGGGATTACATAATAAAGGTAAACGTATTCTTATTGTATTTGACGAAGCAAGCGCTATACCAGACGTTATTTGGGAAGTAGCAAGCGGAGCGTTATCTGATGCTAATACACAGATTATGTGGTTTGCGTTTGGCAATCCTACAAGAAACACAGGCAGGTTTAGAGAGTGCTTCCGTAAGTTTAGGCACAGATGGATAAACAGACAAATTGATAGTCGTACAGTAGCAATGACAAATAAAACTGAACTTGACAATCAAGTTAAAGACTATGGGGAAGAAAGCGACTTTGTTAAAGTTCGTATACGTGGTTTATTTCCAAGCAGTAGCGATAGACAGTTTATATCTACAGAATTAGCCGAGGCAGGAAGAGGACGTAATTTAAGAGATGAACAATTTAACTTTGCTCCTATAATAATTGGTGTTGATCCTGCTTGGGACGGTGGAGATGAAACAGTAATATGGAAACGTCAAGGTTTAGCTAGTTGGAAGTTAGCTGTATATCAAAAGAATGATAACGATGGTGTTATTGCTGGTTATATTGCTAAGTTTGAGGACGAACATAAAGCCGATGCAGTGTTCATAGATCAAGGGTATGGTACTGGTATATATAGTGCAGGTAAAAACATGGGCAGGCATTGGACATTAATATCGTTTGCAGAGACTTCGCCGGACGAAGGATTTTTTAATCTACGTGCTCACATGTGGAATAAGGTTAAAGAATGGCTGAAAGAAGGTGGAGCATATCCAGACGATCAAGTAATGTATGATGATTTAATTGCACCAGAGTACGTTGTAAAAGAAAACGGTAAGATAATATTAGAAAGCAAGGCAGATATGAAAAAGCGTGGTATACCTTCTCCAAACAGAGCAGATGCTTTAGCTTTAACATTTGCTAGACCAGTTGTTAAAAAGATAGGTATACATGCTGATAAAAACGGTATGCGTTTTGCTAATAATGGTAAACAATACAATCCATTAAGGAGGAGATAATATGTGTTTTAAAGTTAAAACTAGCAGTGTAGAATCTACACCTACAGAAGTAGCGCCAACAACGGTTAATACAGGTGATGCACAAACTCAATTAGATGCATCAAGCAAGCGTAGAAAAGAAGCACAACAAGCAACAGGATATGCTTCAAATATTCTAGCAGGAGAAAACAACAATAACAAATCAAACAAGAAATTACTGACAGGGCAATAAGAGGTGATGTAATTTGAAATGGATGGATGGAAACAAAGATAGTCCATATACAAGAGATAAGATAAATAGAATACATAAGCAAATGTTTGATAACCAAGATAACTGGCGTGATAACTGGAAAGAGATTAGTTCACATATTAATCCGTATCTTGGTGTTTTTGACGGTGACACACCTAACGAAGGCGATAGACGAGACTATCAAATGATTAATACCAATCCTCTTATCGCAAATAACACACAAGCGGCAGGAATGCAAAGCGGTATAACTAGTCCTACTAGACCTTGGATGAAGTTAAATGTGCCAGACTCAGAACTAAACGATCAAGATGATGTAAGGTTTTGGCTTGATAATGTAACGCAAGTATTGCTAGCCATATACGCTAAATCAAACTTTTATGATAGTTGCATAGAGTTTTATAAAGAACTTGGTGCTTTTGGTACAGCAGCAATGATGATAACAGAAGATGACGAGTTTGGCATATGGTGTAGAACATTTACGATTGGCGAGTTCGCTATTGGGTTGGATCATAGAGGTAGAGTTGATAGATTTGCTCGTAAAGTTAACATGACAGTTGCTGAAATGGTAGATACCTTTGGCTATGAAAACTGTCCTAGAAACATACAAGATGATTATAAAAATTGTCGTTACGATGCTAGACAAGATGTTAACCATTTAATCTTGCCACATCCAAAGCCAGAACAAGGCAAGATAGATAAGTACAACAAACAATTCTTGCAATACTATTGGACTAAAGACTGCAATGACAATGAGTATTTAGAGATTGGCGGATATGACCAGTTTCCCGTTATGTGTGCTAGATGGTCAGTAAAAGGTAATGACGTTTATGGACGTTCGCCAGGATGGTATGCGCTAGGTGATGCAAAAGCATTGCAAGCATTAGAATCTGATTTGTTAGAAATAGCTGAAAAGTTAGCTAATCCACCTATTTCCGCACCTGCTGATAGTTTAAACGGTGGAGTTAATACGCTACCGGGTGGATTAACATTCTACGATAGGTCAACTGGAGAGAATGCAGTAAGACCAACATATCAAGTACAGCCTAATACTGATTCTATACAACAGTTTAAACAAGAAAAAATAGATATAATCAATAAACATTTCTTTGTAGATCTGTTTAGAAGCATGGAACAAATTGCAGGTAGTGGAGTTACAGCAACACAAATACGTGAAACAATCGCTGAAAAACTAAGTTTAATTAGTCCAGTGTTAGAAAGGTTACAGAATGAATTTCTTAAGCCTGTCAACGATAGGGCCTTTTATATTGCATTAAATAACAATCTACTTCCACTGCCACCAGAAGCGTTGCAAGGTGCTGATATAAAAGTAGAATACATTAGCAATATGGCTCAAATGCAAAAGGCTTCTACATTAACATCTATTGAACAACTAAGAGATTATGTATTGTCAGTAGCGCAAGCAGATCCTTCTGCTCTTGATAAGTGGGATGCTGACGAAAGCATTGATAAGTATGCAGATGCTTTAGGAACTCCACCGTCATTAGTTATATCAGATGAAAAAGTAGCACAAAAAAGGCAAGCTCAACAGCAACAGCAGCAACAGCAACAAGCAATGCAAGAAGCTGAACAATTAGCTCAAGGTGCTAAAACATTAAGCGATACTAAAGTGAATGGTAATTCTGCATTAGATCAATTAATGGGTATGGCAAGTGAGGGAGCAGTACAATGACAATAGATGAATTAAATAAACAAGTCATAGCTAAATTAGATGCTCAAAATCTAAAAGACATTAATGCTGTAATGAAAACAGAAGAAGGTAGAAGATTCTTTGCTTGGTTAATTTCAAAGTGTGGACAAGATATCACATCATTTACAAGAGACTCAAGAACGTATTTTAATGAAGGAATGCGAAATATTGCATTGCTATTAGAGTTTCACGTTAAAGAACTTGGCTTGGGTGGATTAGACTTAATGCATAAATCAGAAAAAGAATACATTATGTTACGAGAAGAGATTAAAAATAACATCTTAGAAAAAGAAAGAAATGAAAGAAAAAAATAGCCTACCAGTTTACGAATGGCTATTTGGAGGTGAGTAAAAACAAAGGAGTGATTTAATATGGCAGATGCTAAACAAATCCAAAATAATTCATTTATTGAAATAAAATCTGGCGTAGGTTCTGTAGTTACAATGGACTCTTTTAGAAAAGGTGCTATTGACGGTAACGCTTATGAAATAGTATTTACAGACGTTACTGGAATTACATCAGGAGCAACTTATTATTATTATATAAAAAATACAAGCGCTACTAAAAGCATATGGTTAAGACCAATTAAATTTAATGAAGGTTCGTTCTTAATACAAATAGTTAAAAGCGGTATATTTGCTTTAAATGGCACAACTTACAATCCAGATGATTATATTTCATCTACTTATGATGCGCTTAAACTTCCAACAAGAAACTTAAATACAAACTCAGCTAATACATCTGATATGATAGCATGGTTTCAAAACGGTTTAGGTACTATTACGTGGACAGATACAGACGAAAATAAACTATTAAAAACAGTTTGGAGTGAGTCTGATAAACCAAAGGACAGTGCAGAAGTTATGAGTATTATCTATCCGGGGGATTCTTTTATGTGTGTATTTACTAATTACGGTAATTTAAAGCAACCTTATGGTATTAATGTATCATGGTCGGAGGTGTAAGTTATGGCTATTAAAAATTCTAAATGTATTAATATTGATGGAATTTTATCTAGTTATCAAGCTAGTTCAGCAAACACAGCTAATACAATAACACTTTCAACAACTACACAACGATATAGATTTTATGGTTTTAATTGTATTATTAGCGGAGCAGCAAGCGTAAACGCAATAACAATAACCGTAACTCTAGGCGGCACAACTAAATTTTATGATGCTTTACCAGTAGGTACAGCAATTGGCAATGGAATATCAAAGATATTAACTAATCCAATTGAAGCAACTGCAATAGGTCAAGCATTAGTT